GGGCTATCGATTCGGGAAAACTTGACGACATCGACAGCGAGAGGGACTAGCCTTGTCTGAAGTTGACGTAGCCGAATTTGATGACGCAGAAGTTAGAGAATTCCTAAGCGCACTTAGTGAAAAAACGGCTAAAATTAAAGGCGCTAAAAAAGAATACGCAGGACTTTTGTCAGCTATTGTTTACCAGGACGTAGTTCAGCATTTTGAAAAAGAAGCAGGCTCCGGCGGACCATGGGCTAAGTGGTCAGAAAGCTATAGAGAATCTATGGAAAAGCGTGGCCGAGCTGGGAATAAAATATTACAGGATTCGGGTAGACTAAAGAATTCATTCTTGCCTAAGAATTACCGCCAAACTTCCGGTGGCATTCTATGGTTTAATCCAGCTAAGACAAAGACAGGTTTTCCATACGCCGCAGCTCATGACGAGGGTGGTCCTAAATTACCACAGCGTGATTTTATGTGGCTATCTGATCAAGCAATGGACAAGATAGAAATTCAGACTCTACAATTTCTATTAGAAAAAGGAATTTAAAATGGCAGCACGAGCCAACTTAAACGGAATAAAAGAGCAGATTCAAACCCTGTTGTTAGCCGCAAATACTACAACCGGCTCACCAATAGACCTATCCGCTAACCTGTCAGACTCTAAACGGGTCCAAGAAGTGCTAAAAATAAACCCGGAGATGATTAGGCCCCAGGCTTCTATCTTCCCACTGGTGACCTGCTACATAGAAAATAAGAACATAAAGCGCGACGATATAGCTAAATCCCAGCTAGACACTAAGCGAAGGGCCACTCTTTTAATTAACGTAGTCGGATCTATTTGGAATGATAATTACGAAAACTTTGACGAAGATCCAGCGGACGAGGATATTAACTATCTAATGGAAAACATCGAGTTAATTTTACGATCAGATTACAATTTGAACGCGACCTGCAATTGGCAAAAGCCTATCGAGGTCGGATATTTCACTACAGTTTTAACTGAACAAACTCACTTGCGCTCGGGTCTTTTGAAGCTCGAATGTGAAGTTTATTATTAAAGGAGAAACCCCCAAATGAAAGACGATGCCTTAATCAGACAGTCGAATACGGCCTACAGCCAGTGGGCAGAGCAGTGGCGAGCAAACGCTACGATTCATTCTAAATTTGAAATGAAGCCGCTTCATAACCTATCTAATTTAGGAATAGGCAAAGCCATTCTGTGCGTAGCGAACGGATACTCGTTAGAAGAAAACATGCAGACGATTAAAGAAAATGCCCATAACGTTGATATAATATGCTGCGACAAAACCCTAGGGCACTTGATCGATAATGGTGTAAAGCCAACCTATGTAATGGTTTGCGATGCAAATGTAAATTATGAGAAATACATGGAAAAGTGGAAAGATCAACTTTCTGATTCCATACTTTTAATCAACGTCTGCGGTAATCCCAAATGGTCTAAGAATGGTAACTGGAAAGATGTTTATTTCTTTGTTAATAAAGACGTAATCGATTCGCACCTAGAATTTTCTGGCCTATCTGGTTGTCAAAATTTTATCCCAGCGGGGACTAATGTATCTAACGCTATGATAATTATTCTATCTCAGTCCGACAATGATGGTAAAAAGAACTTCTTTGGATACGATAAAATGCTCCTAATCGGCTACGATTACTCTTGGAGATTAGACGGAAAGTATTATGCCTATGACGAAAACGGAGACGGCAAAGCAGATTACATGAGGCATATTTATTTTAATTCACCTAGCGGGAAATTCTGCTATTCTAGTGGAAACCTCTCGTTTTCTAAGGACTGGATCACAAAGTATATTAACACTTTTAATCTTCCAGTAGTCCAGTGCGCAAAAGACACTTTACTAAACCTTAGACTTAGTGGAGACTTAGGCTATCAAATGTCTTATCGGCACAAAACCGGGGACGCTTTCGAGGTTCGAAGTCTAGTTAAAGATTACGATAAACTTCAAAAAAAACTTAAAGAAACAAAAAACAAACTCGATGCTATCGGTAAAGACCATCACATGGCCGTAGCTAGAAGTATTTAGGGGGTATTTATGGCCGTTGGACAGGGTGTAGTTGTAGGTGATTTATCCTACGTCGCTATTGGAAGAGAATTAACTTACGGATCTTATAACACTGCAACAGCGGGTCTGAATGTTTTAAGTGCAAATCTTAAAATCATGAAAGAGACAAAAATCCTAGAAGAAATTCAAACCTCTAGAACAAATTCAAACTATATTCAGCTAGGCAGAACTCTAGAGGCGAGCGTAGAGGCTTATTTCTCTCCTAGATCTTTGGCTTGTAATTACCTTTTACAAAATGCTTTCGGAGGCGGCGCTGTAACTAGCGCGACTGCAACAGGCGATACTGTAGGGTCTGGCACATTTCAACATACGGTAAATATAAATAATTTCTTAACCACTTATTCTAGCTTGTGCATCAACGCGCGCAAGGGTGATGCTACTAACGGAAAGATTTTCCAATACGATGGTCTAAGAGTAAATGAATTCGGCCTAGTTGCAGAATTAGACGAGCCTCTAATGATGTCTGTTTCTATGGTTGGCAGAGACGCAACAGTCGGATCAAATGATGTTTCCTCTGTCCTAGATACCAGCGCACAAGTTCCTTTGAGCTTTGTAAATGGAAGATTGTCTATCGAAACCAGCACGGCGGCTTTAACTTCAACTAGCTTTTGGCATGTTCAATCAGTAGAGGTAAAAGTATCAAACAATTTAAATTCAGACAGCACAGCTCGCCGAATTGGTTCGGATACTCTGCAAGTTCTTCCGGCTGGGTTAGCTCAGTTCGAATTAAAGTGCACAATCCGATTTGATACTACTACCGCATACGACGCTATGATGGCAGGGACTAGATTCGCTGCGGACTTTTTCTTTAGCGGATCTACAATGACGGGATCTAATTTAAGAGAAAGCATAAATTTAAATATGCCTTTCTTGTTAATCAGCGATGCGGGTGACCCAGAAATCGGTGGGCCAAATGAGCCTCTAACTAGCGAAGTTATTTTCGCAGTCCTTAGAGACCCAACCGCTTCCGGGTACGCAATGCGAGCTACGGTAATAAATAATACTAGTACTTATGCTTAGTTTTTTCAGATGGATTTTTGGAAAGAGTTTAGATCAACATTTGTCTGCGACCCGAACGGTTCGGGTTAAGGGCATAAGGTTTCAGATAAGGCGGTTAAATGCGCTCAATTATTTGGATGGTTCAAAAGCTCTTAGACAAACTTACGATACATATAAGTCAGGAAGCGCCACGGCTGGAGCTGTGGACTTTGGTGATAAAAAAATTACTGAGCACTTTGGCCATGTTCTTGTTGGTGGTGTGGTTGCTCCTAAACTTAGTTTTGATTCTAATGGTGATGGAATCCACGTTGATCAAATGTTCACAGACTGGGACTTGGTTGTTGGATTGTATAACGAGATAATGTGGTTCACTTACGGTAAAAAAAAAATTCAGTCGTTAGCATCGCTAGGGAAAAAGCCGTAGAGGTCGACTTCCTAGCGAAAAGATACGGAGTTTTACCAAGTGAATTCTTAAAACTTTCAGCGGACGACTTTCAATTCAATTTGTTTGCTGCAAGATTGGGCACACAGGACGAAGCGCGAGCAATGGAAAAGGCGCAAAAAAGGGCAAGGATGCGTGGCAAATAAAGAAGCAACACTCTTATTAAAAATAAAAACGGCGGGTGAAGAGGCTTTAGATAAAGTATCTTCTTCGCTTGGCGCTATTGCTACGGTCGGGGTCGCTGCCTTTGGAGCTATATCCGCAGCTATTGTAAAAGGCATTGGCGAGTATGCTCAGCAAGAGCAGGCCGTTAATTCTTTAACTAGAACTATGGTCAACAACGGGATCTATTCGGCCCAACTAAGGGACGCATATTTAGCCCAGGCCGACGCACTTTCTAAAGTTACCCTATTCGGCGACGAAAATATTATTCAGGCTCAATCTCAATTTTCCCAGCAAGCCAAGGGCGTAAAGCTAACAAAAGAGGCAACGAGCGCAATTCTAGATTTCGCGCAAGCGCAAGGAATAGACGCCGCGAATGCTGCCGAAGTTGTAGGCAAGGCGGTTGGAACTGGCACGAATGCCTTGGCCAGATACGGAATCGAAGTCACGGCAACAGCCTCTAAGTCAGAAAAAATGGCTCAGGTCCTTGCTGGATTAAATTCTAAATTTGGTGGTCAAGCAGAAGCCGCGACTGGTGGATTAGGCGCTCTTAAATTATTAAGTAAATCAGTCGGTGAATTATTTGAAACCCTAGGCGAAAAACTAGCTCCGGCCGTCACATGGGTGGCTAAAGAATTACTAGCCCTAGTTAATACTCAGAGTTTTGTCGGTGGATTTATCGATGCTATTTCGTCAGGTTTTAACTTTCTAGTTAAACTATCGACAAGCCTAGCGTTTGCTTTTCAATCTTTAGGGACAACTATCGGTGGGACTTTTGGAACTATTGCCGGGTCCTTACAGCTCTTGATTAAGGGTCAATTTGCTTCGGCTAAAACTGCGTTAGTTGATGGGTTTAAAGAAATAGCAAGCGAGCGAGAAAGAATTCAGACTGCCCATAATGCAAAAATGGCAGAGCTAGACAGTTTAGATACTCAAGGTAAAGTAAAAAAAATAGAAGCAGATAAAAATCTTTTAATAGAATCTAATAAACAAAATACAATCATAAATGAAGAACAAAGGCTTTCTGATCGAGAGCGACAACTAAACGCTTTAATTGAAGATTCTAACCTAATCGCCCAGGCCGAGCTTGCTCAATTATCTGGCAAACAGTCTGCTATTTATGAAGCAGAAGCGGCCGCGGCGGCAAAGAAATACACTTTAGCAGTAGGACAAAAAAACAAAACAGCCGCGCTAGAGGATCAATTCAGGGCTACGGATCTAGCGAACCAGGCCAAATATGACGAAGCTAGGCAAGAAGCTGTTAAGAGTTCTTTATCGATAATTGCCGCTTTATCAAAATCAGGAAACTCAACTTTGGCAACGATTGGAAAGGCTGCGGCTCTTACCCAAATTGCTATCGATACCCCGGTCGCTATTGGTCGCGCACTATCCGCGGCGCCACCTCCTTTTAACTTTGCTCTA